CACGTCTACCCTCACGCTACCCGCCGCACCGTAGGCGTAGACGTAAACGTCGATCGCTGCAGCGGCGGAGATCGGCAACGAGATCTCTTCCATGACCACGGCCTCGGCGATCGTGGTCGGCGCGGCCTCGCCGGTCAAGCGGTACGTATGAGCGTATTGGCTCGGCGCCTTGCTCAATATGTGGACCTGACCAGCGGTTACCGAGGTCGCGACCTTGGTCCACGCGTCTTTAGCGCATGCTGTCACGGCGGGATTTGCCATTGTCGTTTTCCTCTTCTTGTTCCTGCTCGTCGTCCTGATCTTCCGTGTCGCGCGTTACCGAGGCCCTCGAGGGCTCGGCCGGCGGAACGGGCGCGGGAGCCTGTCCCACTTTTTCCCACGGCGGGATCGGATGACCATCATACTGCCGTTCGAGCTTCGCGCGGTTCTGCTTGTAGCGCGAGCCCGAGAAATTTTGCGCGACCGCGTCGAGGCTTTGCGCGCCGAGCTTCACATAGATCTCGTCAGCTTTTGCCGTCTTAGCGGGGTCGATGTTCGGCATAGGAACTCCCGACCACGCGCATTGAGTCCAGGCCGCCCGTAGAGCTGGATCCGAGAACCCTCGAGCCATGACCCTACCCGCGGCGATCTCGCCCCAAAGCCAGGCCGTGTAAACCGTGTCGAGAAGATCGGCCGCTTGCTCGTCACGCCAGATCTGGGCAACACGCCAAAAGAGCATTAGGCTTGCTCTCGACGCGCTGTAACTGGCATTGAAGCGCATCAAGACGACCTCGATCGGGATCGAATTGCTCGCGCTCAGGTAAGCGGCGAACGAGTCGACGAACGCGTCAAAGCCGTCGGCCGGAGCGGTGTTCACGAAAGGTCTAAGCTTCTCGCCACTGTCGAGGCCATAAACGACCGTTGACCCCGGCGTACCGCTCGCCGCTTCTTCGATCACTTGGTAGCTAAACTGGGTCCCGGTATCGACCACGCTCGCCGTCGGGCTGACGTTGCTCGAGCTCGGGCCAGTCTTCGCTTGAGTGATCGCCTCGAAAACATTGTCGGACGGACCATTGTCGCCGGCCTCGATCGACAAGACGAGCTGGCTTTGATTGATAGCTTTTTTGATATGCGCGGCTTTGAAGTCCGTAAGGTTCTCGAACTCTTGCAAGCAATGAGAGAACTCAGGAAAGCCGCGAACTTGGTTTGCATACTCGGCTCGGAAGCCATGTAACACAAGGGGCATACCGTTCGGCGTTGTCGCTGGGATCCGTTGCGGGACATAGTCTTTCCCGGTCCACGAATAGAAATGATATGCGACCTCGCGCCCGTACTGGTCCCGCTCGATACCAGAATCCAAATAGTGATTGAACCCGATCGTGCTCGTGAGACCCGCGGTCCCTTGAATGTCATTCGGATCCACGAACCCTATCTGCAGCGGGTTCACAAGGCCGTCTTGCGCGCCATAGTAGAGCCGCGCGAAATACTCGCCGTCACGAACCTGGCTCACATGAGCGAAGCGCTGCAGCTGATACAAGTTCATGTTGCCGGCGACGTCGACGGACTTCTGCCGGGCCCACGCGTGGAATCGATCGCTGACGCCCTCGCCCCATTCCGCCGCTTCGTCCTCAGTGAGCCCGAGCATCGCCGAAGCTGGCTCGGGGACGAGCCTTAGACCACGGTCGACAACCGAGTCGGCGAGGCGCGTTACCATGGCCCGATACTCGACCGAGTCGTGAATCGCGCTTCGGGAGTTCTGCCGGAGAAGATAGTTGTCGAGCAGCGGCGACAAGCCGTTGGCGGAAAGACCAAAGTCCCACTTTGCGCCGGTCCCCGTTCCGCCCGTGCGTAGAGCTCCGCGGCTCGGTTGCAAGAACGCGCTTATGCTCGTGGGCTCGGACGCGGGGCGCAGGAACGGATTAGACAAGGGATTGGCCTCGCCCTGCTTGGCGCCAGAAAAGAGCCGCTTAAAAAAGTCGCCTGCTCGGCTCATTAGTACGGCCACGCTTTCCGCTTCAAGTTCATGTCCACGAGCTGCTTGCCGTCGAGGCGCTTATAGTTCGCCTCGATGCGGTTCACAGCTCTTTCGCGCATCGCGTCGAGCTTCTCGATATCGAGTTGCGTCACGCGCTGTTTTCCCTCGCCGGTATCGAGCCAAAACTCCGAGGCCTTGGAAACGGTGATCGCAAGTAACGCCGTGTCGATCGCGGTGACGAGCGCTTCGTCAGCGTCGATCCTTGCTTGAAGCCTCGCTTGTTTATCCTCTGACGGCGCGGTCATGCTGAAAAATATACGAGCAAAGAATAGACGGGGTCAAATCTAAAATGCTCATCTTGGCATGTAAAGTCTATTCGATTTTGGAATTGGGGGCGATTGGAATTTCCCATGCAGGAAACGTCATATGTAGAAAACAGGTTATGATTTCAGCTAGTCTTGGGGTTTGCGAGATACTTGGGAGTCAAGATACTCGAGGACTTGCTTGTGACGTATGGCCTCGACTTGATGCGCCTTGGCCTTGCGCCGCTTCGCTTCTTCGCGGAGCTTCAAGACCAGATTATCAAGGTAGATATCGCAAGCGCACAAGTTCAGCACACGGCAGTCGAGAGCCTCGTTCCTGACGCCATTGCCGCACGTGAAAGAGCCATCGATCTTTTTGGATTCTGAAGTCAACATCTTAAAGTATTCGTCCGAATAATCGCGCGGGAACTGGGTTGCGCCGGCGTTCTGCCACTCGTCGTCATTGCCTAGTCTACGCTTTGTAGCATTGAGGTTTCGATACGTGTGATTCTTGTAGTAGTTTGTTGAGATCGTGAACAGCACGATCTGACTCGTGCCCACGCTCGAGCGCTTATACTTTCTGGCGTTCAAGGCGTCCATGACATCGTCATAGTCCAGACTCGCCGCGTTTGATTTCGCTCGGCGGATCCACTGGTAGCCCTTGCTCGGGAATGTGTTGTCCCACGTTGCGCAGAACTCGTAAACCACGCTCGTAAGCTCGCCGTCGCCCGAGTCGACGAGGGTGAGTTGTACCGGGAACGGGCGTTGATCCGCGCGTCGATAGAACTCGAACCCACCGGCGGCGACAAACTCCGCGAGCGCTGCCCACGCTCCGCCGCTCGTGTCGCTCACCGCGCCCTCGAAGCGGCGGTATAAGATGGACCACGTCTTGAAGCCGGCGCCGTGACCGCATACCTCGAGCTCGAGGCGCGCGGGGTTGGCCTCGCGTTTCGCTTCGTCCTTGGAGCTCGAGCCGCGTTGCACGTCGATGCCACACGTCAAGAACAACACGCCATCGGGAACCTCGCCGGCCTGATAGGACGTGTTGCGCAGCTCGATGACGTCATTGACTTCGGGCTTCTGGCCTTGCTCTTTGTAGGGCTCGCCGAGCGTCAGCGTTTGGAACACGCGTGGACCATCGAGGGGATCGTCAATGCTCTTAAGATACTCGCGCCATATGTCGACGAAAGACATCATGCCGGCGGGAGAGTACAGGCTCGATATGTGGTACGATCGGAAGTTCTTTTCTTGCGCTCGCGTGCTCGGTTCCCAGTAACCCGTCTCGAGCAGCACTTGCTTTTGATGGTCTCGGATCGGCTCGCGGCAATACTCGCAAAGATAGTACACGTCGACGAGCTCGCCGGCCAGGGACTCTCCGCGCATGCCATGGCTCGCCTGTTCACTGCCGAAGGTCAACGTCATATGCTTTTTGCAGTATGGACACTGGACGAAGAAATAGCGCTTGTCGCCACGCTCGAAGCGTTTCTTTATCACCGATGTCTCATCGGTCCCGGGGGTTGAAAAGTCCATCACCTTTCGTCGATTGCCATATGCGCGCGTTCGCGCGAAACTCACGTCGACCCACGAGCCCTCGCCAGTCGCGAGCTGACCGGGCGCGCCGTCGACCTCGTCGCGAATCAAGATCCGGACGGAGTCCGATCGCATGCTCGGCGCACTGTTCGCGCTGGCCAGCGTGAGGGCTCCGCCAACAAACTCCTTTTGATAGATCGTGTCGCCGCTCCGACGGTCCTTGCCCATGTGGCCGTTAGTTCGTCCTTGCTGTGCAATCTTGTGTCTCATGCCTACGGAATCGATCGCGGGATCGAGGCGCGTGACCATCCACTTTTTCAGCAAGTCTTGCGTCGCGCTCATGTACATGATCTTTGTCGGTACGAGGTCCATCCAATAAAGACACACGTTCTCCGCTGCGGCCGTGAGACCGATTTGCGCTCCTTTCATGACGGCTTGTTGCTGCACGTCCGAACGGATGGACATGTTATCCATGATCTCTACTAGGTACGGCGTTCTCGAGTTGCGCCATCGACCAGGAAACGGGCTCGAGTTTGGGAGCACGCGACGCTCCTCGACGTATTCGCTAATCAGCTTGTGCGGGATCCCGCTCGGTATTCGTTGGACGCTTCGCACTAAAAAGCGCCACATTTCCGCCTCTTGATCCGGCGAGATATAGGAAAGATCGGGCGCGAGTAAATCCGCGTCGCGTTTTCTCCGCGCTTGCGCTTTTGCTTGCGCTTGTGAACCGGGCTGTGCTAGGGTGCCGTTCTCGTCAGCCATTCAAAGCTCCAATCTTCGCTCGTACCTTTCAACCACCACTCGTTGCATCTCGTGAAGCGCCGCTGATATGTCATCGTCCAGGGTTTGCTTGATCCGCCTTATGACGCTCGCCTCAGTCGAGCCGGCTATTGCCGCAAGGTCGGGCGAGAGCCGATCGCCGAGCGTGATCAGATGGTCGGAGATCGCCGTGCCGATCATCGCGATGACCCTGTCCACGAAGTCCCGTCTCACAGTCGCCCGTACCATCTCCGCCAAGCGCGCTTTGTTTATCGCCGTGGTGGATCTCATCTTCTCGATTGCATAATCAATCTCGCTCATGCTGTCCCGGTCAGCCTGCAAAAGCGCGAGCTCGTCGGGCGTCAAAGGCTTCTTCGGCGGGAGCGGCGGAAGGTCCTCGTCGTCTTCCGGGAGCTCGTCGGGCTCGTCGGGCTCGTCGGGCTCGTCGTCCACGGCGACTTTTGCCCGGGTCTCGGTCACCCGTTCCGAGTAGGGTTTGGTTTCCGCCCTACCTTTCGCAAGTCGCTCTTTACGCTCCGCTTGATGCTGCATATAGGCGACATTTTTAGGAGCGTTTGCGTCAATTAAACCGTTAGCCGAAATTAATATTTGCTTGTCCCTTGCGGCTCGGGTGACGCTCATTGGAGTAATCCCACAATGCCGGGAGAACTCTGATTTATTCATGTAATTTCGCACGGTTTGATCTCATTTCTTAAAGTAATACCTTAACTAATTATAGAAGTTAAAGTCGCGGTTAACAAACGGTTTGCGTACTTTCCCGAATACTGCCCGAATAAAATACAGGAAACTGCATAAAGATACCGGTGTAGGGGAGAGGAGGGGTACGCGCTAAGCGTCGATTTCCGGTAAGAATGTTGAACTGGAAAGGCGGGGTCGCGACAACACG